TGCTCCACGGTGCAATCGAGGATGTCGGCGTGTGGCTGCACTTCCTCGGGCTGCGGGACGGACTTGTTCACCACGGCCGGCGCGACTTCCACCGCCTTGCCGAGGTCTGGTGTTTCTCCGGTGTTGATGAACGACCAGCCAAGCGCCTTGTGCCGCTCGACTTCGCCCATGTCATAGACCGGCATCACGCCGTGGGCACTTTTCAGCCAATGGGGCATGTCATGCTCCTGTGTAAAGAATCTTTTCTGTCCACACGTCGGCGCCGTTCTCGGCAGCCAGGTGCTCCTTGAGCGCCGTGGACACTGCGGACACGTACCAGTCCGGGTCTTGCGTCATGGCTCGCAGGAGTCCTCCGCAGCGCTCTTGAAACGCCTTCGGAAACTCGCGCAAGACATCACACAAGCACTCGCACTGCATGAAAAGCTCGGGGTGCGTCACGTAGTCCTGCCCGTTGGCACGGACCATCAGCAGCGTGTCGAGTCCGTCGTCCTTGTTGACGTGGGTCTTGCTGCCTAGCGGAAACGACCCTTCACAGCCGAAGAACACAGCGCCCGGGTAGCCCAGGCGCAAGGACAGCGATGGGCAACGCGATGCGGTCGTGACACCCCCTGGAACACCGCCTGCGACGTGTTCGGCCATGTCCCAATACACCGCGTTGTCTTGCGGCTCGCAGCAGCTGGCCAGCAGCTTCTGAACTGCCGTCGTCTTGAACGGGTTCGGGTCAATCGAGATCGCTACGCAGTCGATGCCGCGATCCAGCAGGAAATCCGCCGTGCTGTTGATGGCCCAGATGTCGCCAGGCCAGCGCCGAAGCTCTGGCAGGCTGGCGATCAGGGAATGCCCACCACCGACCACGGCAACTGGGTGCTCTCGCACCTCGCCGCGTGCTCGGGGCGCGCTCGCGTTCCGCCGCAGATGCTCGTCCACTTTTGCAGTAGGCGCGCAACCAAGCGGGCGGAACGCGATACGCATCAGGACGAGCCCTTGATGAAGCCCTTGGCCACCAGAGCGGCGCGCAGTTCCTCCAGCTGGGCGGTGAACGAGTTGAACGCCGTCGAGGTGGAGAAGCCGAAGCCGCCAGAAGTGGCCGTGGTCAGCGTGAGCGCGGCCTGAGCCGAGCCGGTGCGCTGGGCGCTGGGTGCAGTGCCATGGAAGCCGACGAGATCGGACGTGGAATTGCCCACCATCAGGCCATCGGGGCGGCCATCGGAGGCGTAGTTGTATTCGGGCATGTGATGCTCCTACGAAAGTGAAAGGTGAAACGAGAAAGGCCCCAAAGGGCCTTTGCTGCGAGCCGTCCGGCTCAGTTGGTGATGCGCGTGCTCCAGGCGGGCCGCACGGTCTTGAAGCCCCACAGCACGTCAAGGCGACACAGGAGTTCGTCGTTGCGGATGTCCGAGGCCATCCACACGCGCAGGCTGAAGCCCTCATCCCGACGCACCACGCACTTGTGCGCGTCGTCCATGACCGGCATGTCTGCCATCACGAACACGAACGCATCGCGGTGATACATCAGGTTGTGCTTGTAGGACGTGTCAGCAGAGCCAAAGACCGTGATGGTCTTGCTGTTGAAGTCCGTCGTCGCCAGTTGCGCGGAGGCCGCCGAGCACACGTTCTGCTTCGCGCCCGTGAGGTAGATCGGCGGGCTGACGGTCATGTCACCACCGGAGCCGGTGCCCGCGGTGTTGGTGTACGGCTGCAGGTAGCCAAGGCTCGCCTTGGTTTCCGGGTGGCAGGCGTACACGCCGGCGATGGTGAAGACCGAGCCAACGGTCAGCGTCACCGGGGCGGCGGTGTCGGCCGAGACGGTCGAGCCGCCATCGGTCACGCCGGCAGCTGCGTCGGTGGTGCCGGTCACGTCCGAGCCGTTGCCGTGCGAGTAGGTGCGCTCGTTCTCGTAGAAGTCAGCCATCGCCGAGCGGCCGTAGAAGCCTTCGACAAACGCCTTCTCCACCTGGTTGCCAGGCATGAACAGGCCCTTGTTCGCGTTCACGATGGAGGCCATCGTGATCGAGTCCAGCTGCAGGGAGCGGTTCATGTCCTTGGGGGCGAGCCCTTGGTTCAGCCGCGCACGGGCCAGGCCCAGAGCGGTGATGTCGCCGGATGCGCCCACAGCCGTGCCCGGGGTGCCGACGAGGTTGTAGGTTGCCAGGGTGGCCGTTTGCAGGCAGTCGCCGTCGATCTTGGAGATCAGTTTGCCGACAGCGGGCTCGATGAAGCGCTTGGAGAACGCGCCGCGCTGGGTCGGGTCATCGACGTTCAGCGCCAGATCGGCGGACGTGAAGCGCATGTCAACGCCGTACTGCGTGGCCAGCGTGATGGTCTGCGTGGTTTCGTCCTGGTCCTGAACATCCATCACGCGGCCCGACGTGCGGATCTCGTATTGGTTCGGGTCACGCACGCGCAGGGTGCCGCCGATGCGTCCATTGCCAACGGCTTGAGGCTTGAAGCTCTCGTCGTGCTGGCGGTTGACGGTGGAGGTGAAGGTGGCCTTTTCGTGGGCGATGGCCAAGCCTTCCTTGGCGATCATGTCGATCACCTTGAAAGTGTTGCTCATTGAAGTTCCTCAGCGCCTCGCGGCGTTAGAGAGCTGACCTGTTGATGGTCAGCGGGTCGTTTGTTTGGCCCGCATGGCTCGGTATTCAGCCGGGCTCATGTCGGACACGCTCTTTTGCGTGGAGGCTTTGCCGCCATCGACGCGGGTGGCCGGCTTTTCGGGAATCGCCGGCTTCGCCTTGATGGTGGAAATGCGCTCCTTGACGGACTTGTCCCACTTCTGCGCCTTGTCGAGCGCGATGGCGATGGACGGATTGCGCAGGAGGAACTGGCTCAGGTGCTGGGTGTTGATGCCCAATCCCTTCGCATAGCTCTCCAGTTCCGCGTCCTTCGCGGGGGACCAGTCCTTCATTTCACGCATGAGGAACGACTGAGCGTCACTGAACAGCTTGGCGTGTTCCCGCTGCTGTTGCAGTTGCATCTGCTGCTGCTTCTGCGTGATTGAGTCGGCCAGTTGCGGGCGAACGCCTTGCAGCTGGATCAACTCGTCCCGGAGTTGTTGCGCCAGTTCCGGGTTTTGCTGGCTGACTGCGGCGAAGTTCAGTTGCCGCAGTTGTTGAACGCGCGAGTCAAGCGCCTTCAGCTGGAACCTCTCGGCATCCATCTGCTCGGCGGTCTTGCGCAGCTCGGTGAACTGCTCGCGCTCCGACTCAAAGGCTCGGCGTTCCTCCGCGTGACTCATCGTCTTGCGGGTGTAGTCCTGTTGCATCAGCCTCTCGGCCTTGATGCGCTCCAGGGCGTCTTTCTTGCCTTTGAGTTTGACCCCCTCCAGTTCCTCTTCCACTTCATCCGGGTCGGTTGTCTCGATGGTGTCGAGTTCCGCGCCGGTATCGGCGGCTTGGTTGACTTGGGCGTCTGCGGCCACTTCGGGGCCAGCGGGTGCAGGTTCCGTCGCCGGATTGTCTGCGGTCATTTCGAGCATGTGTGCTCCTATTGCGGTCGCTTCTCAGCGATGCGCTGCCCCGATGGTTGCGGGGTCATCCCGCTACGCGGCTGGGGGCGGTTCAGCCGTGTTCAGTGTGTCGTCACCGGCTCCAGAACCGGCGAATAGCCGTTCTTGCCGTTGCGCGGAAACTTGGAGATAGCGTCGGCCATGTCCCGAGCGATTCCAAGTTCTTGCCAGTGGTCCACGCGAACCCATTTCGTCTCCCCGTCGTCGGAGTGGGTCACGTCACCAGTGCGGACGTAGATGGGGCGCAGTACGCGGTACATCAGTCATCCTCCGGGCGTTGCATCAACTCGCCGGGCACTGGCGGCTCACCCATGAAAAAACCGCCCTCGGGCGGCTTTTGCTCGGCTCCGTCTTCCGGCGTTCCTTGGCCTTCCGAGCTTTCCGGGTCTTCAGGTTCCTCTGGGTCTTCCGGCTGCGGCACGATCACCAGCGTTTCGCTCGATTGCGCCGGCATGGACTGCACCGCCTGCGCCACGGTTTGATTGACCAGCGCGTGAATCTGTTCAGGCGTGACCGTCGCGCCCATCACCTTCAGCCGCTCGATTTCCGCCTTGATACGGTCGGTTTCGGCCTCGAACTCCTGGATTCTTAGCTCGCGGTCCTTCAGGCGCAGTTCTTCGACCTTCAGCGGGTCCACTTGCTGCACGGGCTGGGCGGCGGGCTTGAGCACGTCCATGCGTTTCGTCTCGGCTTCGGCTGCCTTGATGTCCAGTTCGCGGGCCTTGAGGGCGTTGTCTGCGGTCTTGTCGGCCATCTGCTTTTGCAGCTGTGCGATCTGCCCCTGAAGCGTGGCCACGGCCTGTTTAGCCTGCTGGTCCTGCGTCTGGAGCATCTGCTGCAACTGCGTGACCATCGGGTCCACTTGGCCGCGTGCCTGCGGTGGCAACATGGCCTTGAGGCGTTCCGCGACTTGCTCCGATCCGGGCCAGTCCAGATTCTTCGCCAGCAAGTCACCGATCAGCCCTGCGGACTGTGGGAAGACGCGGATGAACTCCATCATCTGCGTGGCCGCTTCCTCGCGCCGGCTATTGAAGCTCGGACCAGCGGTGACGGTCACGTCGTACTTTCCAGCGGTCAGGTCAAAGATACGCGTGACGGCCTGAAGGCGCTGCGCCAGTTCGGGCGGCAGTTGCGACACGGGCTGATACTGAGGCGGTCCGTTCTGCTCGGGCGGTTGCTGCGGGATCTGCTGGCCCTGCATCGCGGCTTGGGCTTGCGCCTGCATCACCACTGGCTGATTGACAGGAATGGTGTACGTGCTGCCGTCCTCTTGCACCGCGCGCATGATGCGCTCCGTGCTGTAGACCTTGGGCAGTAGGTCAAGGATGATCCGACCACCGTGCTCAACCGCGCGATTGCGGTTGTCCAGAAAGTCGAACGTAGACGTGTCGCCTTCACGCTGGCGGGCCATGATGGCGCGGCCGGACGTTTCGTTGCTCCTGGCCCCGAGGCTGGCGTCATAGATGCCCATGATGGACTTCATGTCGTCAGCGGCCATCAAAGCCTCTTGCATCACGCCAGCGGGCGGCCCTTGGAACATCTGCCGTTGCGGGGTCGCGCTGGCTTGCTCGGGAACCACGTCGTATTCGAGGTAAGCGTGCGGCGTGGTGTTTGCCGTCGCCCAGCGGTCCGCATCGCTGGTAAACATGCCCTTGGGGCCGATCCACGGCGCTTTGGGCTGCAACGCCCCCAGTTCCGCGGCAAGGCTGCGCTGGTAGTTGTAGAGGCGCTGCGCGTCTTTCGCGCGGTGGATCAGGCTGAAGAAGTACCGCTTGCCCGCGATGTTGGCTTCTTCCCCGTACATCGGAATGATCGGGATGTACTTGCCCGGCCAGTCGATTTCTTCAACCACGTCGCTGCCGGTGGCGATCGACTGCTTCACCTTCCACGTCTTTGTCTCGCGCTCGCCTTCGACGATCACGCCCTGCGCGTACAGAAGGTCTTGAATCTCAAGCACCTTCTCTTCAAACATGACCATGCCATTCGACAGGCGCAGCAGCTTGGCCGGCACCTTGAAGCGCTTCCAGTACTCCGCTACACGGATGCGGTTGCCCTTGTCCTCGAACCACTTGGCGTCAAAGTCCTTGCTGCCTACCTCGAAGCTGCTGGCCTTGTAGTCGCCGCCGAACTTGTCCTCAAAGCTGGCCTTGGTGTACCAGTCCGTGACGAACGCTCGCTTCCAGTCAATGGAGGTCGGGGCCGTGCTCTCGTAGTCGCCGTAGACGCTCGCCGGGTTGGAGATTTCCCCGATGGTGATGTCCTGATCCCAGGCGTCGTCATCGGTGTAGTCCAGATTGACGCGGAAGTAGCCCACTCCACCATTGACCGCGAAGTCAAAGGCGCGATCGTAGGCTTGCGTGGCCTGGCTGGCCGTCTCGATGTTGCGGATCAGGTCGGATTGAATGTCCGCCGTCATCTTGTCCGCGCCACCGCCAACGGGCTGCACCTTGATCTGCGCGCGGTTCAGGCGGGCATCGTTGGTGACTTGCTTGGTGAACGCCGGGCAGCGGTTGATGGTCAAGCACGGGCGACCCGTGTTCTTGCGCATGTCGATGTCTGCCTGGTCCCACTGCTCGCCCAGCTTGGAGAACTTCAGATCCGCCTCGGACTGCTTGCGCTGGTCGCGCTCGGCCTCTTCGCAGGCGTCAAACTCTTCCCTGATTTCGTCCAGTAGGTCTTTTTCCATCGTGTCTCCGGCGTCGTCTCGACGTTGGGAGGGCGGGCTCTAGCGCTTCAGGTAGCGCAGGGGGCCGCCGCTTCCGAGATATGCGCGAAGCACGGGGCCGCTACCCAGCCACAGCGGGCGCGGGGCTGCGCGAGGCCGGTAGGCTGAGGCAATGGCGAGGGATTCGGGGGAAAGGGGCATGTCATCCCATCCAAGATTGCACGGCGCGGGGCGGCTTCTTTGCCGCTTCCTTCGCCTTCGGTTCTTCGTAGGCTACGCACATCAGCCCATAGGCGTCCGCTGCGTGGCTTGACCAGTCGTGTTCAGGACCGAGGCCGATCTGGCGCTTGTCGTCCTTCTTCTCGTGATACCAGCCCAAGGCGTCTAGTCCCGGCTGCGTCGTCACCTGGTTGAACCACATGGAGCTAAACAAGCGTCGACCGGCTTCGATACGCGCCTTTGCTGCGCCGCGCCCCTGGTTCGGGATCACCGTGACCTTGTAGCCCGCCTTCCTGAGCGCGGACTCGTAGGACACGTCAAACACCGCGTCATGCTTCTCGCCGTCGTGCGGTAGCCAGAACTGGCAACGGTCGGGGCTGTAGCCCTTGCCGCGCATCCAATTCAGGTGAGTCTCCAGAGGCTGTCCGATTGCCTCGTAGTAGTCCAGTACGCGGATTTCCTTGCCGATGAACTGCGCAATCCACATGGAGAACGCGTCTGCTCGGGCTCCGGTGCCGCCGATGTCCACGAACGCGCGCAGCGTCATCAGCGGATCGGCCGGAACCTTCCCGATCCGACCGTCTGCCTGCGCCTGGGCGATGTTCTTGGCGTAGTAAGCGCCCTCTAGGACGGTGGCGTATCCGCCTTCCCAGATGTGGTCATACTGCTCCGGCTGCATCCGCAGGCAGTCGGTGCGCTCCTGTTCAAGTGATGTCGGAAACCACGGGTTGTCTCGCCAGTTGGCCTTGACCACCAGCGCATCGGTCGGGAGTTGTTCGCCGCGCAGCATCGCGTCCACCGCGTCAGTCGGGCGCCGCGGATTCCACGAGAACCACAGCTCAGAACCATCCGCGCGAAGCGTTGGGCGCAGCATGTTCAGCGACACCGCCGAAGCCGTCTGCGCCTCTTCCCACCACGCCCGCTTGAAGCCCTCCAGTGACTTGATGGAGTCAGCGGTGTAGTCCTGCATGCCCTTGAAGATCATCAGACCGTCGCCGGGCGTTTCGATCTCGGTCTTGAAGACCTTGAATCCGTCCGCTTCGCCAAGTCGCAGGCTCTGCAGTTTCGCCTCAATCAGCGCCTTGGAGGACTGCGCCAGGTCTTTTTGCACCTCACGGATGCAGACCGCTCGCATGCCTACGCCGCCGCTCTCGCCGGGTTCGGCCAGGCAGTCTTCTATCAGCCGCTCGGCAAAGAAATGGCTCTTCCCGCTGCCGCGACCACCCCAAGTCCCTTTGTACCGGCTCGGCTTCAGGAGCGGGACAAAGACGCGCGGCGTCTCAATGCG